TTGTTGCTTGTGCTGTGTATCCAGTCGGGGTAATTATTCATTGTTATTTCTCTCTTAGCAATTCAAGCATATAATCTTTTTCAGCAGACCAAACAGCAGACCTAGCAACAGACCCAGCAGCATGCCAAGCAGACTCAGCAGCAGACGTAGCAGACTCAGAAGCAGACTCAGCAGACTCAGCAGAACAAGCAGCAGACCAAGCAGCAGACCAAGCAGAATCATCAGACCTAGCAGACCTAGCAGAACAAGCAGCAGACTCAGCAGCAATTCGTTTTTGCTCATCAGGGTTTTTATGATAATCAATTACTAATTCAATTGCTGAATTTACCTCTTGATTTTTTGTGGGTAATAAATTAGTTAATCGCTTTATTGCTAAATCGTGCATAAGTTTTTCAGTGTCGCCGCTAAAATTAATCAATGCTTCTAGTAGCTGCACAGGCCATTTAACTGCGTCTTCTACTTCTAAACCTTCAAAAACTGATTCACTCCAGTATCCAATCCACAAAGGTAAACCGTATTTTTCACATGCTTTTTTAATTGCATTATTTGACGTTTGCATAGCGCAACCGAAGAAACAGCCGCGATAAGATCCTTGCACTTCTTCATCACTCAACCAGTTTCCCTGCACTAGCCGGTCTAATTTTTGATGTTCTTTCATGATTTCAAGTAGTTCATTTAGTTTTTTCATTAGTTTTTCTCTTTGTTGTAAGGCGCACCCATAAACGACTGCGCGAGTTTAATGTCCTTCCTGCTATCGCCGGTGGGCTTTACACCATGGCGAGTGAGCAGGTCAATCAAGCCTTGTGTTGTTTTACTCATACCGTAGCAACTCCAGCGCCTCTTTTTTACGCTCAATAGCTCGCAACACATTAGCGCGTTTTGCTATTGCCTTGCGATGCTTAAAGTCTGGCGATGTACGTTTCATGCTACGCGCCTTGATAAGCGCTGTGGTGAACGCTTACGGTTGAATGCATGGGTGTTGTGCTTTACCGCCCAGCGATGATGATTTATGGGGTATATTGCAAGATTAAAGTTTGTAATGCTTTGGTAAATACATTCGCTCATCGCTCTAATGCTGTTATAAGCCATGTGCGATACCTGCATGAAATCTTCATCATGAATATCTAGGCGCTTGTTATTGCTGAAAAGACACTGTATTAAAATACGTGCTTGCCGGCGCTTGCTTTTGTATTCTGCTCTGTTCATATTCTCTCTCCTGGTTGATTAGCTTGTAGCTTACCACTGCTTTAATATTTCACTGCTCCGACCAGTTTGGCTTTAAATATTTCTTTTGCCATGTGCTCTACGCCAGCGTGAAAAAAAGGCACTGAACTAGCAATAACAGCTAGTGCCTCTTGCCTTTCTAGTTGCGTTTGCAGGTTAGCAACCGTATGCGCCATGTTGTAAGCGCCTATTCGTAGAAACGTCTGTATATCTTTGTGCGCGTCTTGTGGTAGTATTTCGCCGCTATACACCTTGTTAAGCTCCTTGTTTATTTCTTCCACTTTATTACCGCCTCAATTGCTGCTTTATGCCCAAGTGCAACACAGACAAAGGCGCCGTCCTTGTGGCACCTTTCTAAAAAATCTAGCTGGTTTTTTTGCCAACTGCTTTTTGTGTGGTCTTGCCTTTTCAGCTCGCAGATGAATGTTTGTGCGCCTGGTATTATTATGTCACTTGCGCCAGGTGTTAAACCTTCGCTTTTTTGCCTAGATGTTTGCGCGTGGTGCCGCTTTCCTTCATTGCGTGGGTGTAACGCTGTTTCGTATCCGTTTGCGCGTAGCCAGTTAAATACCGTTATTTGTTCAGCAGATTCAAGCGGACAGGCGCCGCGATAACTTACATCGCCATAAACTTTAAGCCACTTAGGAAACTTCATTGATTACATCCTCTGGTAGGTTGTGCCCTAGTATATTAAAAAACTTACTACCTTTTTTGCGCTGTACTTTTACGGTCACCGGCATTGTTAGCTCAAAGTTTCTAGCTAGCAAAACAAGCATGTCAACGTTATTCGCTCTACATCCTACCGCCTTACATAAATCAATCCATGATGATGTATGCTTTGGGATATACCATATTGGGAACGAGGCGTATTGTGTTGTGTAGTCTATCCTGACACTGTGATTGCCAGCTTGTGAGTGCCACTCCTGTACGCGCCATGATAAAACCTTATCACTTGTGGGAATACTGGCATCTTTTTTCATTCTAGTAAATTCAAGTATTAACTTCTCGTTTGGATCTATTAATTCAGCTTTGCATTTTTCACAATAGCGAGCGGATATGTCGTTATCGTGCTCGCACTTTTCACACTCCTTGCTTGACCATCTATGTTCGCATCGTTCATTTATGCCGCGCTCTATGTACTGGCCAAAACAGCGTCGCCCATGATGTGAGGGGATCGGTAGTTTTAATTCATCGTCTGTGAGTATTTGATTACCCATTAAGTCAACAAAATATCCTTCCTCACTTATTTCAAAACCTTCTTTATTTTCACGCGCCCTAAACATGTTAATGGTTTTGCAACTTGGGCAATTAACTTCAACCTCAGGCATTGAACCACTGTGAAATGCTTTTATATCAGGGTCGAATATATCGCCATTGGGGCAATGCCGCTCTATGTTTTTGGCGTAGTCCAATATCAAGCAATCATTCTTACCATCGTCTATACGCAATCCTCTGCCAACGATTTGTTGTAGCAAGCCAACTGACTCAGTAGCGCGCATTATGACGATACAGTCAACGTGAGACGCATCAAAGCCAGTTGTAAGCACTGACACATTAACAAGGTATTTAAAACGCTTGGCTTTAAAGTCTGCAATTATTTTCTCGCGCTCTTTTGGTTTGGTTTTGCCTGTGACTATGCGCGAATTATCTGGATCTAAACTTTCCATTATCTCGCCAGCATGTTGCACCGTAGCCGCGAATATCATCACGCCGCTACGATTAACACAGTGCTCAACAAAGTCTTGCACTATATGGTAAGTTTTACGGCCTTGACCTTCAAATACACGCTCTACGTCTTTACTATCAAACACGCCCATTTTATTAAGCGCTAGCGATTTAGTATTATAAGACTCTTTAACCGTATCAGCATGGGGCGGTGTTAAATATCCCTGCTCAATTAATTCATGTGCGGTTATACGGTGTATCAACTTATTAAAATATGGGTCTTTTGTTTGCCACTCTGGCACCGGATTATTTTTTTCATCGTACTCGTATATGTAGCCGCTGCCTAGCCGATAAGGCGTAGCTGTTAACCCAATAACCCGCACGTGTTTATTTTTGTTTCTAACATGGTCTATTATGCTTTTAATAGTTGGCGTTATACCGTGGCATTCATCTATCACAATGCCTGATATATTATTGCCAAACTTATCAATTGAATTGCTTACGGTAACAGGCGATCCAAATATTACATCGTGCGCCATCGACTTAGTGATTGAGGCGCAATAAATGCTTGCAGGGTTGCCGGTGGCTAAGTATTTTTCATGGTTTTGGATTATCAACTCTTTTGACGGTGCCAAACACAATACTTTTTTGCCGCTTTTACCGTTTATCCACATGGCAAGTTCTGCAATAATATGTGATTTACCGGCACCGGTGGCGGCTTCTATCAAACAAGGATCCAAACACTTTTTAATATACTCAACAACCGCGTCAAACGCGGCTTGCTGATAGTCTCTTAGTCTCATTAGCTTATCTTCCAGTAGGTAGACTCTTTGCCTCGGTATAACTCTAAGTCGCTATCAGGCGCAATATCTTTAATTGCTTTAGCGTATGAAATGGCGCCTTGCTTGCTAACCTTTGTTATTTTTAAGGCGCCAACTTGACCACTTTCACCGCCAGTTGCATCAACAAGGGACTGCTTTGCGTCCTCGACTTCGCTTTTAGCCACTTCCAACGATGCTAACGCTAATTTATAAACGCGTTCAAGGTTGCCGCCGTCTGTATATCGCCATGCGTTTTCGGGATTACACTGCTCTAAATAATCATCGTAAAACACCTCTAACCTGCAAAGGTTTTCAGCTATCCACAGGCTATCATAGTTTACGCGCTCGGTAAGCGAACCAAAGGGCGACCACTGGTAAAAGTCACACCACAAACGCCCGGTAACAAAAAGCTGTATTTGTATTTGCGCGTGATAATGCAGTTGTTCTTTTATGCTAATAAATTCAGGGTTATTATCTGCCCTAAATTTAAACGGGCATTTAACCTCAATCAAACCGTATTCACCAATCAAACCATCAGGAGAAGCGCCCAGCCATTCTGCATGAGTATAAAATCCGCACTCTATAACCTCGTTACCTGTTTCTAGCATGTAGTCCTGTATTGCGTTGTGCTCGCTTTTAGTGCCGTACTCGGTGGCAATGTTGCCCTTAAATTCACTTTTGGCGCCTAGCGCTTCGCGCACCATTCGGCGCATTGCATCAGCAGGTGTGGCAAAAGGTGAAAAACCAAGTATTGCCCCAACCGCGCTACCAGTAACACGGCCTTTTCTTTGCTCAAACCATTCTTGAGTTCTTTGTTCAATCATTGTATTTCTCTCTTAAATAAAAAAATAAAGGGAGGCATTGCCGCCCTTCGTGATCTAAAAAGATATGTCGTCTTCCCAATCTTCTTTTTCTTCCGGTACAGGTGTCGCTTTTTCTACCGGTGCCGCCGCTTTTTTATTTAAGGGTGCAACAGACTGTACCCAGTTGCCGGTCATTTTGCTGCCGTCGTCTTTTTCCATTTCCCAAACTTGCAGCTTTAGCGCCATTGGCTTACTAAGTAAATTCTTTTGCAAGTCTTGGTCGGTTGGTTGCGATGTTAGCTTCATCAAACCGCCGCCAGCGTTTGCATCAATAGCCGCTAGCATACGCTTGGCCTTGTCTGCTACTTTTGGATCTGAGTTGGAAACCTTCACCTTTTGGAATAACTTCCTGTTTTTGTATTCTGTAGGTGCAAGCACCGTCCAACGTAACTCAATAAAAGTACCTAACAATTCGCTAGAGTCCCACTTTGCCTGGTCACAAGCCGCCTTTACTTGGGTGCCCGAAGGCATCGGCTCAATATTACCGCCGCCAACCTCGAATTGACCTGTTTTTTCTATCTCTGTGTTATCGCTTAAATTCCAAAAACTCATAATTATTTACTCTCTTTTTTTGTCTGCTTAACTGCTAAAGTAGGGATGTACGGTAAAAAAGGATTAACACCTTTTTCAACATATAAATCTTCATCTATACCAAAACGATTTTTACTTATTTGCGCGGCGGCCGTATAACATACCGCAATCCTATTACCGCTAGACACCGCTTTTTTGCGTTCGCCGTCGCCTGTGGTAAATGTTTCTAACTTAATATAAGAAACCAAATCAACATTGTCTGTAAAATGCGGCATTGATTTTTTATGCAACCGTAATTCATAACGCGAATATGGATCAGCATCTGGTAGCTCAATAGTGCTTACGTCACTATGTGCTATAAATATAACATTCATGTTACGCTTTTCGTTTAGCACCTTAGCTGCTTTACGAACACGCCCATGTAAAGCACTTACCGCCAAATAACCGGCGCCGTAACCGCCGTTGGCTTGCGCTAAACTTTTAGGGTTTTTAATATCTTGCTCAATAACATGTTCACCAAACAATGTTTCCAACTGCGTTATTGAATCAATAACAACCGTTTGATAATTGTGTGGCTCTTTTATTAAGTCGGTTAACTGTGTCCATAGCTCATCCAGTTTACTAATAACTGGAAAAGCATCAGGGCGCATGTTTTCGGGGATGGCTTGTAAACCGTCCTCTATGCGTATAAATATAGGGTTAGGGAATGTGGCTGCAAGTGTTGTTTTACCAACGCCAGCATCGCCGGTGATTGTTGCTATGACAGGACGATCCTGCGGCTTACTAATAGTAGATAAACATGACATTAATTTGTCCTCCTCTTCTTTTCTACGTTTACAAATGTAAATCATTACTATACACTTGTAAACACTTAAATCACAAAAGAGCAAAAAAATAATGACCATTGAAGAAATCATAGAAAAACTACAAGACAGAAACCTTGCAGAAGTAGCGCGACGTATGAATATTACCAGAGCTTACTTATCGCAAATATGTCTTGGCCGTAAATGTAGCGAAGAGATGCGCCAGCGCCTAGAGGAGTACTTAACAAAATGAATCAGTATGATTATATAGAAGCAGGACTAAAAATATTCGGATTAAACGGCGTACATAAAGGTGTTTGCGGTTGCGGTAATGAAGAGTGTACCGCGCTTTTTAAACACCCTATATCATCAAACTGGCAGCATACCCCCCACTGGTCAGATGAACAACTCGAGACAATGGAGGAAATGGATCAATTTAAAACTGGCTTTGGTGTGCTAGTCGAAAACCTTTTAATAATAGACGTGGATGCTAGAAACGGCGGCGTAGAGTCTTTTAATAAACTATGTAAAAACCTTAACGCAGACTTGATAGCAAAAGCAGGTTTTGCGGTTGCTACCGGTAGCGGTAACGGCTCACTACATCTATACTTCTCACTACCCGAACCAACAGCGCTACGACAAAACCACGAGGATTACTTAGGGATAGACTTCAAAGCTAGCGGTTATGTGGTCGGCTGTGGCTCTCTTCATGCAAGCGGTAACGCTTATGAAAAAATACACGGCTCACCTTCCGACATTAAAGTGGCACCACTGGATTTACTAGCGCTACTAAAAAAGCCGGATAACTACCGCGTGAAAACAAACATGGGGATTATTGACGTTAGCGAGCAACAAGTAGCAGAAGCATTGTCATATATTAATCCAGATGTACCATACGATACATGGATACGTTGCGGCATGGCGGTACATGACGCGCTTGCAGGTAACGGATTCGAAATATGGGACGCTTGGAGCAAAGACGGTACAAAATACACAGGCGTATCAAACCTTGAGCGCCATTGGCATTCTTTTGGAAAATCATCTAGCGCCGTAACAATAGGTACCATCATTCACCTAGCAAGTGAAAACGGCTACAAAATGGATGCCGAATTTATTGTTGATGAATCATTGATGCTGGATGATGAGGTAATAGATACCATTGATATTAGCGGCATTGATATTACACGCCCGCCAGGCTTTGCCGGTGAACTTTGCGAGTGGGTGAACAGTCAATGCAGATACCCCAGAGAACACCTAGCCGTAGCTGTTACGCTTGCCGCTATTGGTAATCTTGCAGGTATGCGCCATGTTGATGATAAAGACGGTATGACAGCAAACCTATTAGCCTTTTGCGTAGCAGGATCATCAACTGGTAAAGAAGCAATACAAAGCGCCTTTTTAAAAATAATGCAGGTTGCTAATATCGCCAGTGCTGTACATGGCGGTATTAAATCAGAGCAGGAAATAGTCAGAAACCTAACACGCCACCAAGCCGCTTTTTATTCGGTTGACGAAATGGGGATCGTATTATCAAAAATAATTAACGCAGGTAAAAAAGGCGGCGCCGTTTACCTTGAAGGCGTTATCGGTTTAATCATGTCCGTATACAGTAAAGCCGATGGCTCTTACACAGTAAGCGGCGACCTAAAAGAACAGATAAAAACAGACCTAGTAAAAGAACTTGCCATGTGCCGCAAAAAAGTAGACGAAAACGAGGATAAATTAAACGTCCACGAAAACAGGATCCCATCCATTGAACACGCCCTTAAAAATATCGACTCAGGACTAGACAGCCCTTTTTTATCATTAGTTGGCTACACAACACCTGTCACGTTTAACGACCTTATAGAATATGAATCAGCAACTAACGGATTTTTAGCCCGTTCTTTAATATTTGAAGAAAGCGAAAACAATCCAAAGCGAAAGAAAAACTATAATAAAAAAGATATGCCCGACCAATTACGCTCAGTACTTTACAACCTATTCCATAACGGCTCCTTTGAGCAAACACAGGGACGCATTGAGCACATTGGTACAAAGGCTAGCGTTATCACAGAAAGCGCCGCTAGTGACATGCTAGACCGCGTATATGATGTATTTTGGGACATGGCAGAAGAAGCAAAGACCGGCACAGGATTAGAAGCGGTGCCAAGGCGCGGATATGAACTTGTAGCAAAGATAAGTTTTATCCTTTCTATACCGTCAGGCATTAGAACCGCCGAGCATGTGCGCTGGTCTTTTGCCATAGTAAAGCGTGATATTGAAAGAAAAATGCGCCTAGCTTATGCCAATATGAATGAAAAAGAAGATCCAACAAGCGCAATCGCCGCCAAAATTCAAAATATATTAGAGCAAGGAGAACAAAAAACAGGCGTTATCGTCAACCGATGCCGACCATTTAAAAAGGATAATGTTATAAACGTGTTAGATGTTTTAACAAAAAAACAGTTTATTACCAAAACACACCACGATAAAACAGGGAACACAAAAAGCTTCGACATGTACAAAATCGTATAAAAAACATACAAACTTAGCTAAAACTAGGTTTTTTTATGCCTTTTTAAAAGTCAATAGTTACGAATAGTGAGTGGATAGTTATGCACTTTTTTTGTAAGTTCATAATAACTATAAAGAAAAAAGTGAATAGACACCAATAGTGAATAGTAGCCGAGAAGTACATATAAACATATAAATATATCCCTTAAATACCAGTAGTATAATAGAGTAATAGCTATACCCATTATTTTAGTGTTTTAAAAAATATAGTATATATATACTATTAATCTATTAACTATTAAGTAATATAAATATATTAAAAACAGTAACTTACAAACAAAGTCATTAGTAGGGAGTTTACTATTAACTTCTATTGAGTTTTTGCCACTGGTCGGAGCAGCTTAATAACTAATTTGTGTTATTGTAATTTTTTAAATAATCAGGTGATTTATGATTAAATGTATAGTGCCAGTATCAGGCGGTAAAGACAGCCAGACGTGTATGAAGTTAGCGTTAAAAGATTTTGATAAATCCGAGATAATGGGTTTATTTTGTGACACTAAGTTTGAGCATCCTTTGACCTATCAGCATGTTAAAGATATTGCAAAAATGTACGACGTTAAAATAACAACGATTAACGCAGGCTCAGTTAAAGAGAAGGTCGAAAAGTATAACCGGTTTCCTGGTGGTGGCGCGAGACATTGCACCGATGAGCTAAAAATCACACCGAGCAAGAAATTTTACAAAGCTTTTGCAGAGGAACAAGGCGAAGGTTTTGTGGTTTATTATGGTATGCGCTCAGAAGAAAGCGCAGAACGAGCAAAAAGATATGATGGTAAAATGGGCGAAGAAATATACGAGCCGCACGAGATAATGAGTAAATATCCAAAGTACCTTGGAAAGCTTGGCGTTCGGTTTAGGTTGCCAATTATTGAATGGACAAATAAACAGGTTTTTGATTACTTGGAAGGTGAACACAACCCACTTTATGACGCAGGGTTTGATCGTGTTGGCTGTTTCCCTTGCTAGGCTGGCGGTGACAGGTGGAAAGAAAAAGCCTTTGCACATGATGCCTTTGGGAAAGAGCAGCGCATAAAAGTTTCAATCATTGAGGAAAACATTGGTAAATCAGTATTTACTAGCAATGGCGCATTACAAAGGAACAACCCTAACCAGCGCAGCTTATTTGACGACTCATCGTCTGGTTGCAGAGTTTGCGACATTTAACTGGTCGGAGCAGTAAAACGCAAAAAGTAGTTTATAGTGATTTTACATTAACAAACGAAAGATAATTTATGAACAGGCGACACGACGACAAAGGTTTGATAAGCAAGCGTTCAGCGATATACATAATAATCATATGCGCGGTGCTCATATTTTTAGGCGTGTCGAGCATGGACGCGAAAGACCAGGCAGCACAAGAAGCTTACTATTGCGAAATGGTATTAGACGGTGACTGGCCTAATTATAAAAATTTAGATTGTACTAACATAAAACAAAAGTGAGAGAGATTATGAAATTAGATTTAAACAATGGTATTTATGCATTAATAGAAAAAGGCAGCACGTACGGCTTTAAACTAAGCGTTTTTACGCCAGTTGAAATTAAAAATGCAAAAAATACCCACAGTAAAAAGGAATATTTTTACCCAAACTTTGAACAGTTATCTAAAAAGTTGCTATGGATTGGTATAGATACTGACTGCTCAAAAGATTTGTGGCAGGTCAATAAATCAATCGAAGATTTTTATTTTAAATTATCTAAGCAAATGACTGAATTATGGGAGCTGAGTTAAGATGAACCACTACCACCAGCAATACCTAGACGACATAAGCGAGCCAGAAGGCTATGAGCCATCGCAGGGCGACATATTAACGTGTGCCGATGCGCTACTATCAAATAAACAATTGCACTTCGCAGGGTTCGTTTTAGAGCCTTCTGACGTAGCGGAGAAAATAAAGCAAGATGAAGAGTTTATTGATAATATTATTCTGCTTAATGTGCAAGGGCATAAAGAAAAAGCTGCGTGGCTTTTAGAGGTTAAAATGCTTACCATGGCTGTTGACTTAGCTAGAAAATACATGAAAGATTACGCAATGTTGCCGGAAATTAGGAGTGTAGAATTATGAACGATAATTATTGGAATCACGATAACTTGCCTGAATTTGATCAAATGGTTTTAACTTCTAAAGGAGAAGAAGTAAGCTTTATAACCGTGTACGAAGATCAAGTATGTTTACATTCAGAGAATCATGGATTGATAATTCGCACACTAAATAGTATTAAGCCAATACCCAACCCTAAGCAGGTAGCGCGTGATAAGGCAATTACTGAAATGGGCGACATTGTCAAAAAAAGAGGTAATGGCACTACTGTTGAAATGCTATACAACGCAGGTTATCGGAAGGTTAAGCCATTGCCAACTGATGTTTACGATTCATTTTTTGGTGATTGTATGCCTTTGTTAAATGAGTGGCTAATCGAAAACGGCTACTGCATTGGAGAAGATGAGTGACTTATCAAAAACACCATTATATGACAAACGAGCTTTTTGAAAATCCAATGACAAGCGACTCGGTAAACAACCCTAAGCACTACACGCGCCACCCAAGTGGAATTGAATGCATTCAGATTACCGAGCACATGGGTTTTAATTTGGGTAATGCCCTGAAATATATTTGGCGGTGCGACCTGAAAAAAGACGCGCTAGAAGATTTACACAAAGCAGCGTGGTATATTCAGCGCGAGATAGAAAAGAGAGAAAACCAATGATTGACTTGAAACAATTCGCAGAAACTAACGGCCTAAGTGTTAGTGAGTTTAAAACAGAAATACTAACCGCAGCATCAGCAGTAGCAATGTCAATGTTAGATGAAAATAACGAGGAAGAAAAAGCTATGCGTTTTACTTGTTCAGATCAAGTTTCAAAGATTCGGGTTACATTCGAGCGTGTACAATGACAAACGACAGCGCACCGATTTGTAATATTTGCAACGCAACCGATAAGCCAATGACCAACGCTAATTACAGAACGTGGCTTTGTGATGATTGTAGGTTGCCTAGTGTAGATGAATACAAATTCGATAGTGTTGATATTAAAAAGGAGTTAGATAAAAAATAAGTTCAGTCACGCGGTCTTATTTTTTAGCCTCGACGTAAAAATCGAGGCTTTTTTATTTGTATAGTTATAAACTATTGACAAGTAGTGTATAATCATTATCAGTTATACAAGTTTATACATTAGGCGCGCTATGAGTAAGTTTAAAGCTCGGTTCTTTCTAATAATAACGGCCATAAATTGGGGTGCGTTTATTTTGCTGTCATTACCATTTATGCTATTTGCTTTAATTTATGACTTAGTGACTACGCCCCGAAATAGTTGGCTAAAATGCGTAGTGCTACTGCAAGACCTAGCGGCTAACGTCGTACAAGGCGGCCATCATAAAACTTACATAAGCTCACTGCTTGGCTATTTAAAGCTAACAGGCAGTCGTGGCGGTACGTATGCGGCTAACGTAGTTGACTGGATATGGCTAAAGGTTTGGAAAGAAGATAATCACTGTATCGACGCTATGGTATCTGAAGACGTTTACGACTTTTCAGCGCGTAGAGCAATAGCAGGCACATTAATATTTTGGCTTAATTTATATTTAGTTTATTTAGGAGTTACATCGTTATGACACTAGCTGGATTTTTAGACCAAACTAGCATAGCAACTATGAGCGCAACAGAGGCAGTAGTCGCAGCTAAAGCACATACCACAGGTAGAATTTGGCGTATCAATGACGCTGAAAGAAAAATTGCTGTAGTCACGCGCTTAATTATGGAAGATACGTTGCCGCGTCTTGAAGCTGTGCGTGACGATACTACCAAGCCTAATGAGCTAAGAGAATTGGCCCGCAAGCTACGTGAGACTTTAGACATAAACTTGCTGTATAACCCTGATTACTTTATCAACCTTGGCAACGCGGAAGTTGCAGCAGGTTACGCAGCCGCAGTCCAGTTTGGCTTGCTAACGCAAACTGAGTTAGATGCTTTTAACTTAGCAGCAACGCATATTGAAACACCATTTGCTAACACTACGTTAAAAGACGTACTGCTACATCGTAATGAAATGGTTTACAAAGAGATTGTTAACCCTATTATCGAAAACGATTACTTAAAAATCGAGGTCACTAGAGAAATAGCTGAGTTTAACCCGCAACTCTACAAAATGACTCACGGCACTATGCAACGGTTCACGGGCTTTAATAAAGTGGACGGTATCTATTTGGCGTTTGTGAACAAGAATCGTGGAGTGTTTTTTGTTGATGATGAATACAGTGTGGTTGTTTAGTCATGGCTGATGCTTATCTATTACAGTTCAGCGGTGGGCGTGTAGATTTATTAGTAGCTATTAATATATCTAGCTCTGATGATTTTATAATTGACATGGATTTTAAGTCAGATGCTAATGTTAATTTT